GAAAACTTTATCTCAGAAAAAAGAAACTGAAGTAAAAAATTGTATTGATCCGAAAAACTCAGTATTAAGGCCTTCCCATTATACAACTCAGATTGATCTTATTTTAGGAACAAGAGCTTCTATAGGAGTTGATAATTCGGAGAAAAATGATTATAGAGTAGACACTAATTTACTAGGAAGTAATGTAGTAAGAACAGGGCAATTATTGACATTATCTTATGATGAAGTTCAAGAAATTATTCAGCCATATTCTACAAAAATAGTAAATGTTTCTGCATATTCATCATCATTCTTTACAGGGACTATAGAATTAGTCCCTTCTTCGGACATTTGGGTGGATCAAGTAAAACTAGAGCCAAAATCATTCCAAGTAGATGGGTATACGGAATCAACTAGTCAAATGGAATTGACTCAATTTGACCCTCAAACCGGATTTGGTCCGGTTACATGGAATTCTTGGGAAACTGTTTGGACAGGAACAGAAAAAGCAACAGAATCGGATATCACTAATTATGGAAACTATGCATCAGCTGACATTTATGAGGCAACTGTAAAGATAGGAACAAAATCTAGAAATGGAACTAGAAATGTTCTGAAAACATCGATAGATTCAAATTCATTAGGCGATACCGTTATTTCTACTCAAATAATTCCATATTTGAGATCGAGAAATATTGAATTTACCGGTAAACGTATGAAACCATTCTCTCAAGTTTATGCGTTTTTTGATGGTATTGATATGTCACAATATATTGTACCAAAATTAATTGAAATTGAAATGATAAGTGGGACATTTGAAGTAGGAGAAACTGTTAAGTCTAGTATTGCTTCTCCTAATGGATCAGTTATTTCTATACTTCCAGAAATTTCGTTTAGAATAGCAAAAATAAATCATAAGTATGGAGCTTATGATAATCCAACAACGGTATATAATACAAATCCATATAATATCCAAGAAACAATACCATCTACTTATTCTTCAACCTCAACCCTTTTGAATGTAGATACATTCTCACTTTCTAATCAACCTCAGGGAGACTATTATGGTTATTTAAGTATGAATTCTTCATTTATACTTATTGGAAATTCTAGTAAAGCTCAATGTAAAATTAAAAATATTCGCTTAGTTACAGATCAGATTGGAGATGTTGTCGGATCATTATGGATACCAGATCCAAATATATCATCAAATCCAAAATTTGAAGCAGGAACTAAAACATTTACTCTTACAAATGAATCTACAAATTCTAGGGTAGATGGTCTAGTGACTTCATTAGCCGAAGAAAAATATTATTCTGAAGGGAAAAAACAGACTACTCAAGAAAATATAATGCTAATTAGGAATCAACGTGTAGAAATTCAAACATTAACAGAATCAAATCCAACTGTGGAAATCGGAGATATTGTATACAAAACAACAGAGGTTATTACTGACCTTCCACCACCATCTTCATCTCATGTTACTGGATCAGATGGTATCATAGTTGAAAGGGATTTACCACCTTTAGCGGCAGAACCAGTAACAACAGCAGATCCAACTGACCCATCAGTAGCTAGAAAAGTAGTGTTAATTAATGGAGCAGATCCTGATATTGTCGGAAAACCAGCAGCTAAGAAAATTAATCAATTGATAAAAGAATTTGGAGTTAACGTAGATAAAATTCAAAAAGGAGATCCAGTAAAAGAACTTAAACAAGCAATCATGGCAGTAAATAAAGCTGCTGGAACTCAAGTAGCAGCACATAGACCAGATGTTCCAGGTTCATCAAATTATGTTGGCCCTATGGGCGGTATGGGAGGTAGCAATTCTGGAGGAAGCAGCAGTGGAGGCGGAGCCATGTCTTCCGGAGGGGGTGGTGGTGGAGGCTCTACGCTGCCACCCGGATTCAGCGGCGGCGGTGGAGGCTCTATGGGCTCCGGAGGTGGTGGTTCCGGCGGCGGCGGTGGAGGCTCTATGGGCTCCGGAGGTGGTGGTTCCGGTGGTGGAGGCGGAGGCATGGGCTCTGGTGGCGGTATGGGTAAAATGTGATATAAATACTTAAAAAAATAATTACAGATGAGTAATATAATTAACCCTATAGCACAGTCATTTTATGTTGAACAAGATACGGGAATATTTGTAACTTCTGTCGATTTATATTTCCAATCTAAAGATAACTACCTTCCAGTCACTGTTCAATTGAGGCCAATGAAATATGGCAAACCTTCAAAAAATGTATATCCATTTGGTGAGGTTGTAGTAGATCCGTCAAATGTAAACACTTCATTTGATTCAAGTTTACCTACAAGAATAACATTTCCCTCTCCAGTATATCTAACTGGAAAAGAGTTTCATTCAATATGCATTCTTTCAAATTCTGATAGATATAAAGTATATGTTTCAACATTAGGTGGCCAGAATATTTACGACAAAAATGATCCAAGTCAATTTCCAATTGTCGTAAATAAACAACCATTGAATGGTGGTCTTTTTAAATCTCAAAACTCAACTACCTGGAATGAAGAGCCTTATGACGATCTAAAATTTACACTTTATAGGGCAAATTTCAATTCTAATAATGGTGATATAACATTTTTTAGTCCAGAATTAAATTTTGGAAATGGACATTTGGCAACATTAAATACCAATCCTCTTGAAATGGATGGTAGAAAAATTAAAATCTCTACTTCTTCTATAATACAAGAACCGAATTTAATTATAGGAAATACAATATATCAAGAAGGATCAGGCTCTTTTGGGAATTATGTAGGTGCGGCGGGATCGGCAACTGGTTCATTAAGTATCATAAACTCAGGAATAGGATATACTCCATCATCAGGAACACAAACATATAATAATATACCTTTAATTAATATTACAAGTTCTGGCAAAAGTGCTACAGCAAATATTACAGTGACTGATGGAGAAATAACTTCTGCAACAATATCTGATGGTGGATATGGATATTCTATTGGCGATGTCTTGACGGCTGAAATTGGAACAGGTATTGGTAGAAATTTACAAGTATCATTATCAAATATCGTTGGAGTAAATCAACTGATACTTGATGAAGTACAAGGAAAATTTGAAGTCGGTATTGGTTATACGTTACAATATATCAATAATATAGGTGGCTATGTAGATATTAATTCAGGAAGCAATAATGTCTATGTCAAGAATGATGGTTTAGATGTTTTGAATGATGGATTACATATAAAAGTTAATCATAGAAATCATGGAATGCACTCAAATGTAGATAAAGTTGAAATTTCTAGAGTAACTAGTGATACTAAACCTACAAAATTAACTTCGGAATATTTAAATACCTCTACTGGAGAAATATTTGTAACTGAAGGTTCAACAACAGATTTCTCCACATTTGAAAACTATCCAGTTTCTCCAACAAATCCAGGTTATATTAAAATAGGACAAGAAATAATCTCATACGATGGCGTCACTAACAATTCATTAACTGGTGTTATTACTAGAGGAATTGATAACACGAATGTAACATCACATTTTGTTGGTGATAGTGTAATGAAATATGAACTTAATGGAATTTCATTAAGAAGAATTAATAAAGTTCATGATCTATTAGACGCAACTGTAGAAAATTCAATAGGATTAGATTACTATACTATAAAAATAGATCCATCGCAAAATGGAAATAATAGGATTGATAATCAAGACTATATTAACTTATACATTAAGGAAACAAAATCAACAGGTGGATCTAAAGTAAGAGCGACACAAAATATACAATACAGCATTGTCAGGCCAACAATTGAAGTAAGATCAATTACAGGAACATCTATTAAACCAACATTAAGAACAATTTCAGGAAAAAGTATAGATGGTACGGAGGGATCATATTTAACTAATCAATTTGAGCCTATAGATTTAAATAAAAATAATTATTTGAATACTCAAAGAGCAATATATTCAAAATTAAATGAGCAAAATAATATCTCTAATGATATTCCAGGCAAAAAATCATTATCATTAAATATGGGATTATTTTCATCTTCCAACTATATCTCACCAGTTATAGATTTGGATAGAATTGGAATGATTTTAGTTTCAAATAGGGTGAATCAGAGAATAGATAATTACATAACAGATAGCAGAATATCTTCATTGATTAATGATCCATCCGCGTTTGTATACGCAACAAAAACTATTTCTTTGGAAGTTCCTGCGACATCATTAAAATTATTCTTGACTGCATACGTAAATATTCACAACGATCTTCGTGCGTTTTATGCCATTCAAAATGATCCATATCAAGAATCAATTTATTATCCATTTCCGGGATATTCGAATATAAATTCTCTTGGACAAACAATAGATGAATCATTAAACGATGGAACTTCAGATTCAAATGTGATAAAAACCGATGTATTATCTGAAGATCCAGACGCAGCATTGTTCAAAGAATATGAATTTACAGCTAATAATATTGAATCATTTAGATATTTTAGTATAAAATTAATAGGGACATCATCAAATCAAACTTATCCGCCTTTAATAAAAGATTTAAAAGCTATAGCACTTGCCTAATTTACATGAAATATTCAAAGGTAGAAGGAAGGAATGATTTAATTAGAGATAATGAAACAAATGCTATAATAAATGTAAATCATTCCGAATATAACAAGTATTTAAAAATAAAGTCTCTAAAAAATTCAGAATCTGCAGAGTTGAGTTCATTACGATCTGAACTTTCAGATTTAAAAAATGACATAGATGAAATTAAATCATTACTACAAAATATATTATTAAATAGATAATATACAAGGACTATTAGAATAATGGCACAACCATCAACAAGACAAGAACTAATAGATTATTGTAAGAGGAAATTAGGTTATCCTGTACTGGAAATAAATGTAGCGGATGAGCAAATAGAAGATCTTGTTGATGATGCTGTTCAATTTTTCCAAGAAAGACATTTTGATGGCGTTACTCAAACATTTTTGAAGTATGAAATTACTCAAGAAGATATTGATAGAGCAAGAGCAAAAAATAACAGTGTTGGTATAGCAACAACTTCATCAACATCTACTAGCGGAATTGATTTCAACTTTTATGAAAGTGATAATTATTTACAAATACCTAATCATGTCATAGGAGTAAATAAAATATTTTCATTTGAGGGATCCAATAGCATTTCAAGTGGAATGTTTAGTATAAAATATCAATTATTTTTAAATGACATTTATTACTGGGGATCTACAGAATTACTAACATATTCAATGGTAAAGACTTATCTTGAAGATATTGATTTTCTACTGACAACACAAAAGCAAATTAGATTTAATAAAAGACAAAATAGATTATATTTAGATATCGATTGGGGAAGTGTAGACGCAGGGAAAACTCTAGTAATAGATTGCTACAGAGCTTTAGACCCAAATACTTACTCTGACGTATGGAATGATTCTTTTCTAAAACAATATTTAACTTCATTAATTAAAAAACAGTGGGGTCAAAATTTAATAAAGTTTAATGGAGTAAAACTACCGGGAGGAATTGAATTTAATGGTAGACAACTTTATGATGATGCGCAAAAAGAAATAGATGATTTAATGTTAAAAATGTCTTCTCATTATGAATTACCACCATTAGATATGATAGGTTAATCATATGCTAAATCCATTTTTTCTTCAAGGTTCAACTGGAGAACAGGGTCTAATACAGGATTTGGTAAATGAACAAATAAGAATGTATGGAATTGAAATTTATTATATTCCAAGAAAATATGTTAATATTAAGACTATTATTAGAGAAGTAACAGAATCGAAATTTGATAGCGCATTCCCAATTGAAGCCTATGTTTCAAGTTATGATGGGTACAGTGGTCAGGGAACAATATTGTCAAAATTTGGAATACAAGATCTTGATGATCTAACTTTAGTAGTATCAAAAGAACGATTTGAAAATTATATTACGCCTTTATTAAAAAATTTATCTGGAATAGATGTATATCATCGTCCGAAAGAAGGGGATCTTGTATATTTTCCACTTGGAGATAGGTTATTTGAGATAAAATATGTTGAGCACGAAACACCTTTTTATCAATTACAGAAAAATTATGTATATGAATTAAAATGTGAATTATTTAGATACGGTGATGAGATACTGGATACAGAAATTGATGAAATTGATGATAATGTAGAGAAAGAAGGATATATTCAAACGTATAAATTAGTCGGAATTGGAAGAACCGCTACGGCTTATTCTAGCATAGGAGACGGTTCTGTTTCTTATATAACAGTAACAAATCGAGGAATAAATTACGAAAATTCTCCGGCTGTCACTATATCAAAATCACCAATAAATGGAGGAAATGCAGTTGGTGTAGCTACTTTAATAACCGGTATTGTAGATTATTGTGATCCATTAGGAACCGGTTATAGAATTCAGGGTGTTGAATTGCAGAATGGAGGATATGGCTATATGTCAGCTCCAATGGTCAATTTTATCGGGGGTGGTGGAGTAGGAGCAGAAGCTACTGCTACGATAGCAGATGGAGTAGTCAATGCTATTACTTTGTCTGATGGAGGATTTGGATATGATTATCCACCATCAGTAACTATTATTGATATAAATGAAGAAAGCTTTAATTACACATCAGATAGATCAAGTATAACTTCAGATAACACAAATGTAACTTCAGATGTAGACGCTGGACCTATTATAAGAGAAGCACAAGCAAGAGCAATTGTAGAAAATCAAACAATAACCTCTATAAGAATAATTGATGGAGGAGAAGGTTACTTATATCCACCAATTATACAAATTTCTTCTCCAAATTTAATAGGAATTGGGACATTCATATCTAATGAAACCATAACTGGGTCAGAAAGTAATACTACCGCAAAAGTAGCTGGATGGAATGCAGAGACATTTGAGTTGAAATTAAAACATTTGAATGGTGAATTTAAAAATGGAGAGCAAATAATTGGCTCAGAATCCCAATCTACATATAAAATATTAACAATAAATACTAATAATATTGATGACCCATACGCTCAAAACGATCAAATTCAATTAGAAGCATTATCTATATTGGATTTCACAGAAGAAAATCCATTTGGAACTCCATAAAGCATTTAAAAGTTATGTTTGAATATTTTTACCACGAAATTTTAAGAAAAACAGTAATTGGATTTGGAACTTTATTCAATGGAATAAAAATCCAAAGAAAAGATAATTCCGATAATATTTTTTCAATTATAGAAGTTCCGATTGCTTATGGCCCTACTCAAAAATTCTTAGCCCGCCTTGAGCAGTCACCGGAATTAAATAAACCAGTCCAAATAACATTACCAAGATTATCATTTGAGTTAATTGGGTTAAATTATGATTCTACAAGAAAAGTAGCACCAACTCAATCATTTTTATCACCAACTAAGGTTGATGGAAAAGATGTTAGAAAAACTTACATGCCAGTACCATATAATGTAGAATTTGAATTGTCAGTTATGACAAAAACTAATGATGATATGCTTCAAATTATAGAGCAAATATTACCATATTTTCAACCATCATATAATATTTCCATAGACTTATTGGAATTGATAGGTGAAAAGAGAGATATTCCAATTACTTTAGATTCTATTATAATGAGCGATAATTATGAAGGCGATTTTTCAACAAGAAGGGCTTTAATTTATACCTTAAAATTTACGGCCAAAACATATTTATTTGGTCCAATCTCAAGTCCAACAGATACAGATATTATCAAAAAAGTTTCTATTGGTTATATCACTGGAGAAAAAGGAAGAACTGCTTCAAGAGAACTTACTTACAGGGTTGAGCCAAAAGCAACAAAGAACTATGTTGATGATGTGTTCACAACACTATTGGAAGATATTGTAATAGCATCTGATAGATTCTCTGTGGAAAATTCATCAGTGATACCAGAAAAATCTCATATTACCATCGATAATGAGACTATGTATGTAGTATCAAAAGCAGAAAATATTATTAAAGTGAAAAGAGGCGAATATGGAACTCCAATAACAAAACATGTTAGTGGATCAAAAATTAATTTAATAACAGCTCAAGATAATCTTCTTATAGAGCCTGGAGATGATTTCGGATTTAGTGAGACTTTTATTTAAACCATGAATGACAAATATAGTAATTTAAACTCCACTTTCAATGTAGAAGATTCTATTGAAATTGAGAAAAAAACAGTAAAATCAGAAGTAGAAGTAGAAGTGAATGTTATGAATGATGAACAAAAAACTTCTAAGCAAGATATACAAAAAGATTATGAGTATACAAGAGGAAACTTATATTCAATTATTGAAAAAGGTCAAGAAGCAATAAATGGAGTTTTAGAGTTAGCTCAGGAAACTGAACAACCAAGAGCATATGAAGTCGTAGGCCAATTGATTAAAAGTGTTTCTGATGCAACTGAAAAGTTGATGGATTTACAAAAAAAACTTAAAGACATTGAGTCTGAAGATAAATCAAAGGGACCTACAAATGTAACAAATGCCCTGTTTATAGGATCAACTGCAGAATTATCGAAGTTATTAAAAGCTCAAAGTAAAGGTGAGGATTTATTTTAGACTATAAAATTAATAAATAATAAAAAAGTGTCTAATAAGATAGCAATGGCGAATTCTAAGGATAAAAAATCTATGCCAGATCATGAGCACTCAATGGCAAGATCAGAACTTTCTGCCATTGAAAATGGAGTAAAAAGATTAAAGAAGAAGATGAAAGGGGAAGGGAATATTGAGGCATGGGTCCAATCTAAAATCACAAGAGCTGCTGATTATATCGGATCCGCAGCAGATTATGTAGATAGTGGTGAGCATAATGTGAAAGAATCTGTAAGTAAGGTCAGAAAAGGAATTCTTAAAGGAAAAGAATTTCAAATTTCAAGATCTACTGGTGCGGGTGCTTTATCACCAGAAGCAGCAGATGAATTAGGACCTAAAGCCAAAGAATTAAGACAGAAAAAATTGGCACAAACAAGCCTTCCAAGATTTATAAAGAATGATGTATCATTAACAGATAAAATTCTTGAAGAAATTCTTCAGGAGGGTAAAAAGAAAAAGCGTAAGAAGCGTAAGAAGAAAAAGGGATTATGGGCAAACATTCATGCAAAAAGAAAGCGTGGAGAAAGACCATCAAGACCAGGAGAAAAAGATTATCCAGAAACTCTTGATATTAAAGAAGGATTAAAGCAAGCTCGTAAAAATGTTGGAGCTTCTAAATGTTGGACTGGAAAAAAAGTTGATCCAAATAAACCAACAAAAATTAAAGATGGTGAGGAAGTACCAAACTGCATTCCAGAATCTGTAAGAATGCCAGCAAAGACTGGTAATATTATTATGGCAACTTTGACATGGAAAGGCAAATACTATGCAATTAAAATGTTCTTCCCTTCTGTAAAACTTCCAAAGAAAAAGGATGTTGAATTTGAAATTCAAAAAATTTATCCAGGATCAAAATTATATAATTTTCAAGTAACTGATCATAATGTAGGAGAAACTTTAGTTCAAGTTTCGGAAGAAGAAAAAAAAAAATTAAACGATCCTGTAAGAACTCCAGGAGAAAATAAAAAATTTAAGGTTCATGTAAAGGATCCAAAAACTGGAAATATAAACACGGTGAGATTTGGAGATCCGAATATGGAAATTAAAAGAGACGATCCAGATCGTTTAAAGGCATTCAGATCTAGACATAATTGCGATGGACCTGAAGCAAAAGATAAAACAACAGCAAAATATTGGTCCTGCTATCAATGGAGAAAGGGTCATAAAGTAGATAATTAATTAAAATAGTTTTATAATGTCTGACAGCATATACTTAGGTAATCCAAATTTAAAAAAAGCAAATACTCCTATCGAATTTAGTGAGGAGCAAATTGTTGAGTTTGTAAAATGCAAAGAGGATCCAGTCTACTTTGCGAATAATTATATTAAAATTGTATCTCTGGATGAAGGATTAACTCAATTTAATCCTTATAATTTTCAGGAAAAATTAATTGAAAGATTCCATAAGCATAGATTCAACATATGTAAAATGCCCCGACAGACGGGTAAAAGTACCACTGTTGTTTCTTATCTTTTACACTACTTAATTTTTAACGATAGTGTGAATATTGGAATTCTTGCCAACAAGGCAGCCACTGCCCGAGAGTTATTGAGTAGATTAGCTACAGCATATGAGAATTTGCCTAAATGGATGCAACAAGGTGTTATATCTTGGAATAGGGGGTCAATTGAACTTGAAAACGGGTCAAAAATATTAGCAGCATCTACATCGGCAAGTGCTGTTCGTGGAATGTCATTTAATATCCTGTTTTTGGACGAATTTGCTTTCGTACCAAATCATATAGCAGATTCATTCTTTGCTTCAGTATACCCAACAATTACTTCTGGTAAAAATACAAAGGTAATTATTGTTTCAACTCCACATGGTATGAATCACTTCTACCGAATGTGGCACGATGCGGAAAGAGGAAAAAATGAGTATGTCCCAACAGATGTTCATTGGTCAGAAGTTCCTGGAAGAGATGATAAATGGAAAGCCCAAACAATTTCAAACACATCAGAGCAACAATTTAAAGTAGAGTTTGAATGTGAATTTCTAGGATCAGTTGATACTCTTATTGCCCCAAGTAAATTAAGATCTTTAGTTTATGATAGCCCAATTAAAAGAAATGCTGGTTTAGATATTTACCATGAAGTTGAAAAAGAACATGATTATGTAATTACAATTGATGTTGCCAGAGGAGTTAGTGAAGATTATTCTGCGTTTGTCGTGATAGATATCACCACATTTCCGCATAAAATTGTAGCAAAGTATAGAAATAATGAGATAAAACCGATGCTGTTCCCTAACATTATATACGAAGTTGCTAAAAATTACAATAGTGCATATCTTTTATGTGAAGTAAATGATATAGGGGATCAAGTGGCTTCATTATTACACTATGACTTAGAGTATCAAAATGTACTCATGTGTTCTATGCGAGGTAGAGCTGGCCAGATAGTTGGTCAAGGGTTTTCTGGAAAGAAGACGCAGCTTGGTGTAAAAATGTCAAAGACTGTTAAAAAAATCGGATCTCTCAATCTAAAGACAATGATTGAAGAGGATAAACTTTTATTCAATGACTATGATATTATTTCCGAATTAACCACATTTATTCAGAAAAACAATTCATTTGAAGCTGAAGATGGATGTAATGATGACTTAGCCATGTGCTTAGTAATATATGCTTGGCTTGTTGCTCAAGATTATTTTAAAGAGCTGACAAATCAAGACATTAGAAAAAGACTTTACGAAGAGCAGAAAAACCAGATAGAGCAAGATATGTCTCCTTTTGGATTTATCAATACGGGATTAAATGAATCGGATTCGTTTGTAGATCAGTCAGGAGACCGCTGGTTTACTGATGAGTACGGTGATATGTCATATATGTGGGATTATATGTAATGGATTTTGATTCC